TATTGGGACAAGAAGATAACAGATACCATTCTATGGCCAAAAACTAGAGATAGGTGTCTAAAATATAGTGAGTTTATCAATTATGATAAATCTAAGATGAAAAAGATTGTCAAAGATATTCTTACTGTATAAATAAAATTGGTGGATATTTTTCACCATAACAATACGACAAAAAAACTTAAATACACGCAAACATACGGAGAAAATATATGTCATTTGCAAATCTAAAGCGTTCGTCACAGAACTCACTCGACAAGCTAGCCGATCAGGTTAACAAGCTTAACTCAAAGGCTAGTTATAAAGATGAACGCTACTGGCTGTGTGCTACAGACAAGGCCAAGAATGGCTATGCAGTCATTCGCTTCCTTCCAACTCCTGAAATCGATGGTGATGATGCTGATCCTTGGGCACGTATCTTTACTCATGGTTTTAAGGGGCCATCTGGTCAATGGTATATCGAAAATTGTCTATCGACAATTGGTCTCCCCGATCCTTGTTTGGATTATAATACCATTCTTTGGAACTCTTCAGAAAATGATAAGGGTCCAGAGCGTACTCAGGCACGTGAGCAGAAGCGCCAGCTTAACTATCACTCAAACATTTATGTTGTAAGTGACCCTGCTAATCCTGAGAATGAAGGTAAGGTATTCCTCTTCCGCTATGGTTCAAAGATTTTTGACAAGCTGAAGAATGCCATGTTCCCTCCATTCCCAGATATGCAGCCTTTCAACCCATTCGATCTATGGGGGGGTGCCAACTTCAAGCTTCGCATTCGTGCAGTTGATGGCAACGCCAACTATGATCTGTCTGAGTTTGAAAAGCCAGCACCGCTGTTCAATGATGATGACAAACTTGAAGAAGTATACAAGAAGGAATACTCTCTCAAGGATTTGGTAACTCCCGATAAGTTCAAGAGTTATGAACAGCTTGAAGCACGTCTAAATCTTGTTCTTGGTATCAAGGGTGCTACTCCAAAGGCTTCTTCTAAGCAGGAAGAAAGCTTTGCTGAAAGCAAATCAGAGCCTTCATTCAAGTCTAAGCCAGCGCCAAACTTTGCCGCTGCATCTGATGATGACGATGATGATCTAGCATTCTTCAATAGTATGAACGAAGAAGACTAATAGACTGAGGGGGGAGAAATCCCCCCTCTTTTTATTGGTTGTGGTAGTTTAAATATTGACTTTTAGAATTTGAATTTTGTTGCTTTGGTCTTTGTGTGCCAAAATTAAATTGATATGGAATTTGTTGTTGTTGTGGTGATGAAGGGACAATCAACAAACTAGGTTTTTTTGTTTTTTTCGGACCATATAAAGTTTCTGCTGCTTTCTGCCATTTAGCAGATTTTTTCATTTCAGGTCTTGGCGCTGGGTTTGGTGCAGAAATATAAGGAATAGGGTCAGTCTCTTTACCATCTCTCCAGACTGTAAAATGAACATGGGGTCCAGTTCCAATGCCTGTATTGCCTACTGCCCCAATAATTTGTCCAGCAACTACATCTTGGCCTTCGCGGACAGCAAATCTACTCATATGTTCATAACTTGTCCATAGCCCGTTGCCATGGTCTATTCGAACTCTATTGCCGCCATATGCGCCGCTCCAACCAACAAGCACCACTTTACCAGCAGCAGAAGCCATAATTGGGGTTCCAATTGGTGCGGCAAGATCAATCCCTTTGTGCTTACGTCCACCTTCGCGTGAATCACCAAAACCACTTTTAAATCGACCACTAGGAACAGGGTTCATTAATTGACCGCCAGTTAATGGACCAGTTGGTGTGTATGGACTGTCATAAGAAATATTATTTGATGCAAGATGTTGTCCAATAGCAGCATAATAACCTGGCTTTTCTGCTTCAGTTGTGTATCTATTATTAAGAATTTGACTCAGAGCTTGTCTTGGTGTTTGTTTAGAATCTGTATATCTTTTATTCCATCTTTCTACGTGGTGTTTAATGGCATCCTCAATTGAATTATATCTTTTAAAAATACGAGTTACACCATCTTTTCCTACAACAGTTTCTCCATCATTTGGATTATTTGTAGTTTGCCCAAATGGATTATTCAATTCTCTTGCCATACGAGATGTTCCACTTCCAGATTCGTGCGCCCATTGTGCGGCAGTTAATTCTGGGTGTGGATCGCCATATCTAGAAGCAATATCCATGATTTTTTGAAAATTTTCATTAGTGTTGCCACTTAATGGTCCTTGTTGACCACCATCACCACCACCGCCAATATCTGGACCAAGAACATATCCAATTATTCCACTAACATAACTTTTTACATTATCAAATGTATCGCTAAGATAATCAGCAAAACGACTTGAATAACTATTATTACTAATTTCTGATGGTTCACGTCTAGCAGGTACTACAGATGCTTTAGCAGCAGCACTTTCAAGTCTCTTATCAGCAGGTGATACCTTTGTGGCAGCATCATATGCTGTATCTGCAATCTTTCCACCAGCAAAATAACCAATAGCACCACCGATAAGACCACCAAGAGGCACTGTAATTGGCGCAGCGACACCGCCTAGAGCGCCTAAAGCAGCACCTGCCTCTGCACCAGCGAAACCACCAGCAACGCCACCAGCAACGCCTACGCCAGCCTCTGTGATGCTTTCTCCATCACCAAGTCTATCAAACATGTCCATGCCAGCCGCAAAGATACCAAGAGCTTTACCACCAAGACCACGACCACGACCTTTTAGTTTTGTTTTTCCTCTGCCCTTTTTCTTGCCTTTAGTTTTCTTTTTCTTTTTTTCATCAGCATCAATGATTGTCGTATCATCACCGCTATCTTCATCCTGATCATTTTCATCTGGATTTAAATCAAGCTTTTTCATTAATTTGGCTAAGTTTTCAAAATATTTACCAAGAATTTTTATATTTCCAGTTAACTTTTCTACACCAATAATTTGTACAGGAGCAGCAATGATAGTAGTATTTTTATTCTGATTACTTTTTGTCTGAACTTTTTGTAATTCTTTCACATTTTTAGTGTTTGATAATATTTTATTAAAAGAATTATAAAGTGTTGTAAAATTATTAGACATAGTAGCAGTTGTTTTTTTAGTCAAAGTATATTGTTGAGAATCTTGTTTATTTTGATTTGACATACGAATGACACTGGTCTTTTTAGCCAGATTATTTAATTCATTTCCATCAATATTTTTTAGTGCTTTTATCATGTTAGCGTAATCGGATTAGGGTTAAAGTACATTTGTGTGAAAACTTCACCCATACCATAATAATTTGGATCAGGTACATTTCCTGCACCAGACACACCACTTTTTGATGGTGGTGCACTTGAAGGTAATGGACGCTTACTACTAAGATCAATAACATTTGGTTGATTTACAGCAGCTTCAACTTCAGCAGTCATCTTAGAAATATCCGCACCAGTATTAGGAGCGTTATTGACCATACTTTGAGCTTTACTGGATTCCTTTTTTACCGCATCATTTTTATCGTTACTAGCCGCAACTTGTTTTTTTGATTCAGACGTGCTTTTTTTTGTGGCAGAACTTGATGTGCTAGAAGACGAAGTTGAATTTGGAGTTGGTGTTGAATTTGGAGTTGGTGTTGAAGTTGGAGTCGAAGGCGATGTTGATTTAGCAGGAGATGGTGCTGGCGCATTTGGAATTGCTGGCATACCAGTTGCAGTTTGTCCCGCAGTTTTTTGTGCTGGCTTTGGTGGAATTGAAATTTTATCAATATTATCTTTTGTTGGTGTTGGCTTCTTTTCTATTCTTGATGCAAAATATGCAGTTACCAATCCACCAATTACACCAGTAATGAGCTTCATTCTGATGCCAAACATTGGGTCTTGTTCTGGTTGAACATCAAAAACAGAAGAATAGGTATCACGTGAAGCAGAAGCAACCAACGCTGGAATAGCTGTGATTGGTCCACCAAGACCAGATGCAGCTTCTAGACCAGCACCAACAGGATCGCCTTCTAATAATTTTTTTGCAGCAAACAGACCACCAACAGCACCGCCAATAATTGGAATTGATTTTAATACAGTAGAGCCTAGTGCTTTTTTGATGATTGGACCAGCAATACGTTTGATAGTAGAAGCACCAACTTTTCTTGCAGCACTGGCAGCAACATTTGCGCTTTTGACACCTTTACCAAGCAAAGAAGAAATATTTTTTGTTACAGAACCTATGCCTGATGCAATTCTAGCACCACTAATTTTTGATGCTATGCGTCCAGCGCCACTAGTTGCTTTTTTGGCAATATTGAGAAGACCTGCGCCAGCATTTTTAACCATGCCGCCAACTTTTGCAAGTTTGCTTGATTTTTCAGCAATGGCATCAGCAGCAGAAACTATTCTACCATTTGGACCACGATAAGTTATTCTACCATCTCTGCCTAAAATTCTTTTATAACCAGGTTTTGTTTTTATTCTGGCGGCTTTAGCAGCTCTACGCTTTGCAAATTTTTCATATTCATCACCAACACCATAATTTTCAGCAAGTCTTTGCATGAAACCTTTTGGTCCCTGCTCTTCTTCTTGTTCTTCGACTTTTTCATCAATAATTTTTTTAAATGGTCTAAGTGACTTCTCTATAAGAGTGCCAAGTTCTTCATTTAAGGAATTTAAATTAGGTCCACCAAGACCAGATGCATTGGGTCCACTGCCTCTTTCCATGGAAGCTTCTTCAGAATTACGCGCTGCTTGAGAAAATTGCTGTTGTAGTTGTTCTTGCTGTTGTTCAGTAATTGCACCAATTTTTTTGACAACTTCAATTAAAGAATTTAATTGCTCCATAATTACTGAAATATTAGGATTTTGTTTTTCGCGTTCAACCTTTGGAGTTTCCATTTTAGGTTGAGCAAAAGTATCGCTTTCTTCTCTTCCTTGCTGCATAGCACCAGCAAACAAACCAAGCTTGCCTTTAATAAGACCGCCTTTTTTAAAATTCTCTTCCCCAAACCCATACGCGCCCAGCATACGCTCAGCAAAATTCTTTTTTAGTTTGTTCTTATCTCTTTTTTTCCTATAATCGTCACGTCTTTTCACCCTGCTTTCAAGTTTTTCCTTGTATTCAGGGCTATTACGATCCATTTTAGGTTTTTTAGGGCCAGATTTTTCAGCCAAGTGATATTATCCCTTTTTCATCTCTTCTTTTTCTTTTTCAAGATGTATTAATAACATATCTACATACAAATCTCTTTCATAAGGCATCAAATCTTCAACTTCAGTAATAGAATATTTGTGGTGCTGAACCAATGCAAACGTAGTTGTATAATAGTTTGTAAGAGTATTATGGCTCAGCCCCAGATAAAAAAATCACTTAACGTAGTAAGTTCAATTGTACGAACATTGCCGTTAGAATTGGTATATTCAAGCTTATGGTACATTTGCGGAAGATTTTCAAAAAAATCACGAATTTTATTAAATGTTTCAATATCAATACTATCAAGAAACTCATTAAGTTCTTCGTCTGTATGATCACTAGCAGGATATACACTATCTTCATCAAAAATCTGGTCAACACAACTCTTGATAAGATAATCAACTATATCACTAGTATTATCAGTTTCTGGAACATTATCAAGAATAGTGACTGATGGATACTTCATCTTAATACCAATGGTATCAGTGACCTTGATGATGTTTGAGATATCCTTTTCAATTTTAAGTTCGACTTCATCCAAGTCGATTTGAAAATCATATACTTTATCATCTTCGTTATCACGATAAGATACATCAATCACATTACTTACTGAACGTGAACGTAACTTAAGAAACATATATTCCAAATCAAATGTAGCCAAATCATCAACATTGAATTCATCAACAATACAATTGTTTAAAACTTGCTTGATTGCAAGGACAATATCTTTTTCGTTACCAGATTGTTGGGCAGTCAATAGAATTTTTTCTTCACGCACGACAAATGGACGTGCTCTTACTGACTTATTCATTGATGGTACAAATAGATCAAATAATGGTTTTTGTATTTTAGGTAATGTCATAATCTTTCCTCACTTTTAATTAAAAACTTCCACTAGCACCGCCACCGCCAAAGCTACCGCCGCCACCTTCAAATGGAGGTGGTAATTGTGTACCAATTCGAACCGATGGTGTTTTTGCTGGTAGTGATTGTTGAGTTCTCATTTTCGGTTCATTTTTTTGTTCCACAGGAGTGTCTGAACGATACGTAATAAAATAATCAGTATATGTAAACTGAACTGGCAATCTCAACATTTCATCAGTAATATTCCAATTCAAATCAAACCCCGGCAATGCCCTTGGATATGCTCTATAAAGAGTTGCCGTCATAGGACTATCGCCTCCTTCATCTGAGGTTCCAGTTTCGTTATATACGCTGATATTTATGTCAGTTGAATAATCATCCTTATAGCCAACTTCAAATGCGCCATCTTTAAATCTTGATTGCCCTTCACTACGAAGATTAATTACACTATTAATCCAATTAAAGAAGAATTTATGTATATCTGAATTTTTATCGACAATAAAGCTTAATGTAATATCTTCAAAAATTGGAGCAAAAGGAATGACTTCACCTGCACCATATCCTGCTCTTGGCGGCGCATCTAATGTAGTAAATGATACGCCGGGCCATTGAAGTGCTTCACAACGCAATATAACTTCTTTAGTTGATCTACCTTTTAATGTATTTGGTGGTCTAAAGTTGACCATAAACCTATTAGGTTTTATTATGCCGTTTTTATTAATTTCTGATCTGAAGTCCTTAATGTTATGCATTATCTGCCTCCTCCAGCAATCTTTCTTCTTGATTCAGCAAATACTTGTGTTTTAGTTGCTTTCTGGAATCTTTCGAGTGGTAGGAATAGAGCAACATCCCATTCTTCAGGCTGTATATAAAAGAATTGTGATTTCATCTGTGAGAAAAGATATTGCTTGACACAAGGCTCAAAGTATCTAAATTTTGCAGCACTTTGTAAAATTTGATAGTTAATACGAAGTTTTGTTGTTTCATCATAACGACTATTTGTTCTAGTTTGATACAAAGCATCCATTAGCTTAGCACGATATAGCAAAGGAAGATAATGGAGATTTATGCCCCAAAATCTATCCGATTGTACACGAAATGGAAATATCATTGGAAATCTATCCCAATATGGTAGATCATCCTTTGTCTTGGCATCATAGAAGTACATATACATATTGCCTGGTCTAATACGCCTAGTGAGACGATTGGTGTTTGAACGCATAAGACCTACTTCGCCACGATAGCGAGTATATTCCTGTGCAGCATCTCTGTACCATTTACGAGCAGCCTCAGTCTTCGCAGGAATCATCCCACGTCTTACGCCATCGTCCAATACTTTATCAAAAATGTTTGCCATTTAAATTCCTAAAAGGTCAGTCCTAATTCTTTTTCGGTTATGATCTGAAATTGCCATCCACGATCTTTACAGTATTCACGAGCCGCCTCCCACTTAGCGGAATTGACACCCCATGTTTGAACTTCAGTAATATAACGCTTTGTTGGTTTATTCTGAACAGTAGGTGGCTTTGTTTGAGCAAGAGGCTTGACTTCAATCAATATTTCTTCGATCTTACCTTGTTTATTCTTACGCTTCATATAAAAGTCCATAAAGTACCTATGATATCTATTATCAATAGGACTAACATAGGGTATTACAACCTCTTCAGAAGACCATTGTAAAACATCAGGATGACTATCAAGTCTTTGCATCACCATTAATTCCCAGCGCGAACGATAAATAATCTTAGTAGGGTCGCCTTTATATTTAGCTGGATTCTTTGGTTGAAACGGTCCTTTATATGCCATATTACTTCCATTTATTTTATTGACTTCTAAAAAAGTCATATAAATACATCATGAGTATATTTATCAAACATTTTTAAGGATTAGACAATGGCTTTCAATGTAAGCAATTTTGTCAAAAGCACATCAAAAAGTTTTACAGGACGTGTAGTTGACAACGCAACAACTACTGCTATTTCTGGTGGTGCACGTAATGCACAACTTATTGCTAAGAATACAGCACAGTCACTATTTAATATTGGTGCATCATTTGATAGTGTAGAAGCATTCTCAACACAAAAAACTGATACTATTCTATCAGGTTCATCAGATGAATACTTTGCAATTGCTGGCAAATCTCCATCAAGGGTTGCTGCTGGCGGTCTTCCTGCACTTCGCAGAACAGGGAATGAAAGTGCACAGTCTTATATGAATGATGCCAATCCACAGACTAAGGTTGCTAATGCAAAGAGCAACCAAGAATTTATTTCATTTACGGCGATATAAGATGGCAACAACAATTTCTCCTGATGACAATCCTCCAAAAGGTCCAAAAAACTCAATGCTTGGCAAATATTATTGCCGCCTGAGTATTGGTCCTTACTTAAGACCAACTCCATTTAGACCATCTAAATGGGACATAAAAACAATGATTAATTTACCATTACCAGATATTTTGCATGATGATACTTCTGTAAAATATAGTGGGGTTGAGTTAGATTCTGTTGGTGATTTTGTCAATGGAAATGTTGGTAGTGGATTTGCTGGTATTGCAGGAAGAAATGTTGGTGCGTTTGCATCAGGATTACTTAGTAAAGGTGCTGGCGCTGCTGTCGGCACGGCAGTAGAAGCAATGGGTGGAACTGCATCATTAGGAGATATATTAGGTGGAGCAGTTCAGCAAGGTGCAGAAAATGCTTTTCCTGCTGATAAAATTCAAACTGCATTTGAACAATTAGTTAAGGCTGCGCCAAACCCAAATCCATCTGTTGCTTTCCAAGGCCCAAATCTCCGTGAATTTCAATTAACATGGACATTTTTTCCAACAAGAGAAAATGAAAGTGCAAATATACAAACTATCATCAAGGTTCTTAAGCAAGCATCATTACCATCAAATAAAATAACTCAATCAGGCGCAATTCTTAACTATCCAGACATAGTACAAATAAATTTTTTCCCATGGGACGGAGTAAATCCATCTGGTGATTGGGGATGGGGTGAAAATGGCATTATCAAAATTAAAAAGTGCGTAATGAATAATGTGAGCGTAGATTATAATCCGTCAAATGCGCCTGGCTTCTTTAAAAATACTATGCCTGTTGCTATTAGAATTTCAATTGGATTTAGTGAAATTGAATATATGCTTTCAAGCGATTGGGGAAGTGATAGAAAAGGCGTTAATTTAATACAGGCAATTGGAGAAACTGTTGCTGATGTTGCGTCAGCATTTAGTATAGAAAAATTTAGTTCAAACACGGCTGGGTGGCAACTATAAATGAATTATTTTAACAAAATTCCAACAATCATTTACAATGGTCAGGTAGCAAAGAACTTGCTAGCTCGTGCAAAGCTATCTAATAGTACTATGAAAAATAAGACAGCATTTTATCCATATATCATGGATGAAACTGATCGTGCTGATACGCTATCTCATCATTATTATGATAGTCCTAATTACACATGGCTGATATGGATGTCAAATAATACAATCGATCCATATTATTCAATGACTATGACTGAAGAAAACTTTAATAATTATATAATCAATAAGTACGGCAGCACTGCAAAGGCAATGAGAAAGATTGTCTATTATAGAACTATATACAATAGCGATACACGCATCAGCGTTTCGGCATATAATTCATTAATTCCTCGTTTTATGAAATATTATGATCCAATTTTAGATATTAATGGAAATGTAAATCAATATAAAATAAAAGCTGACCCAGATATCACAAACACAAATAAAATTGTGACAATGACTTTGGCAACTGTCAATGGAAACTTTACAGTTGGAGAAGAAATTCAAGTAAATGGCACTAACTATGCATTTGTCACACTTGTCGATGGCACAACAGTTACTTGTCAGCATGTCAATGGATCATTTCAAGTTGGAAATACAATTACTGGTCAGGATAGCGGCGCATATGGCAGGGTTGCTTCGGTAAATACTCTTGTAGAAACAATTGCATTTACTGATTCTGCCTATTGGGAGGCAATTACATATTATGATTATGAACGTGAAATAAATGAAGGTAAAAAACAAATTAAGTTGCTCGATTCTCGTTATAAGGGTCAAGCGGAATCAGAACTTAAAAGATTGATGAGTATTAATTAATGAGTTTTATTAAAGACGTATTTCAGGGCGTTGAAGATATTATGCGAAGTAGTATAGCTGCTTCACAGCCTATTATTGTAGACAAAGGCGCTGATGTTGATGTTGTCGCTGGAGATATTAAAATTATTGATATTACTTTGTCTAGTAAAGATCATCAGCGTAAAGAAACGTTAATTGGTGTATGTACAAGTATTGATATTTTTGAAAGCATTCATGTTCCGGGCATTTTCTGTGAAATAAACATTGCAGACAGTAGACGCATTTATCAAGACTTTCCTATCATATTAGAAGAAATTATAACACTTTCATTTGAGACTCCAAACAATCCTGGTAATCCTACGCAGTATGTTTTTCATGTTAATGAAGTAAAAAACAGAGTTCCTAATGAAAACCAAAAAACAATGACTTGCACACTTCAATGTATAAGCGTTGAATTAGTAACCAATGCAGACGTATTTGTTGATAAGGATTTCAATGATAATATTTCAAATATTGTAAAGAATATTATGGATGAGAAGATTGGAACAAAGAAGAAGGTCGAAATTGATAAAACGGTGGGGGTTGATGAATATCCTGTTTTTAATCTTGAACCATTCAAAGCAATTCACTCATTTTTAGAGTATTCAATATCTGATAGATATCTATCTCATGCATATGTATTCTTTGAAAACAGACATGGCTATCACTTTACCACATATGAAAAGCTAATTGAACAGGGAAGAAAGCAACTGTCTCAAGGTCTTTCAGACAAAGAATTCTTTTATGACACTGCAAGAAAAGAACGAATTGAAGATGTGAATATTCGTAATATTATTGCATATAATCAAGTTGGACAAGCCACTGCTATCTCTAAAAGAACTGGTGGTTCTTTTTCTGGCACTGCAACAACTGTTGATATGCAATCCGCTGGGCAAAAACAAGCAGTATATGTTGCAAATATTGGCAATGATAAATTCCAAAAGATGGATGAAAATGGTGCAGCGCCAAACAGCACAAGCGAAGTTCGTGCGGCTGGTAAGACTAAACGCCCAACTACATTCAATCTATTACCAATTTTTTCAAAACGCTCTAAAACACCTCTGACAGAAGCATTTGCATCACGACAAGCTTTTTTACAATATTTAACACAGAATATTACTCAAATTCATATCTATGGTGACAGCGAACTTACTGTTGGTGACATGATCAAATGTACATTTCCATCTTCCTCAAGTTTTGATGACCAGACAGGTGTGTCCCGACTTGATAGTGGTAATTATTTAATTACTAGATTAAGACATATTATTTTAATGGGTGATAGACCACAGCATACCATGTCACTTGAAATTGTTAAAAATGATTTATTGGAGACTGCATAATGTTTAAAATGGGACAATCTGGTTTTTATTGGTTTGTTGGCGTTGTAGAAGATAATACAACAGATACGATGAAGCTTGGTGGTGTTAAGGTACGTGCCTTTGGTATTCATGAGGATTTAGCTACTGAGAGGCTTCCTGATGCTATTGTAATGATGCCTACAACTAGTGGTGGCGTTAAAGGAATTGGCGATACGCCTGGCTTGCTAGCAGGTTCATTTGTATTTGGTTTCTTTATGGATGGTGCTGCAAAGAAGTATCCAATGATTTTGGGCACAATTCCTTATTTGCCAGGGGAGGATGAGAACCAAAATTCTGTGCCATTTCTTGCTAGAGAAAAACAGACTGTTGTCAATAATAAAATTGGTAATGAACCAGAATCATCTTATGCTGCCAAATATCCATACAATAGAGCAATTGTTACTCGTTCTGGGCATATTATTGAAATCGATGATACCCCAGATAATGAAAGACTTCATATTCGTCATAACAAGGGTTCATATGTCGAAATAAATAAAGATGGACGTATGATTATTAAAAGTGTTGATGATAGCTTTGAAATTGTCGGTAAGAATAAAAACATACATATCGAAGGCAATGCAAACATTCAGGTAAAAGGCAATTTAAATTCTATTGTACAAGGCACAACAAAGATTACTGGCGAAGGTGATATTCTATTAGGTTCTGCTGGAAAGATTAGTATCAATGGTGCTCTTGGCGTGAATATTAATTCTGGCACAAGTATCAATATTAAATCACCCGGCGGTCTTATTCAGACTGAAGGAAGCTTTACTACCATTGGTACTGTATCAATGGCTACTGGAGTTACACAAACATTTTCAACGCCTTCTGGTAAAACAGTACATGTCAATAAGGGCGTAGTAACAAAAATTGGTTAAGGATTGAATATGGCAAGTATGCCACCACAAACAGGCGCTGGACCATCATCACTTCTCAATGACTTAGGGTCTATTGGGTCAGTTGCACCTATTGCAACTGTTAATGAAGTAAATCTTGAAGCATTAATTGCTCAAATAGAAGTGCCAAAGTTGCCGCCACCAACTATTGATGATTTGCCTAATCCATGTGCAGATAAAATCAATAACAAGATTGAAATCAATCAAGAAGATACGTTGGTTGTTAATACAAAACGTATTAAAGAACTAACACAACAGATTAGATCAACTGTTGATTGTGATGCTCTTAAACTTATTGTCAAGCAACATTTAGATGATATTAAAAAAGCTGCAAAGGCAGCGGTTAAAGAACAATTAGAACTTTTAAAACAATATTTACCTATTACATCATTGCCAAGTCCTACGCCTTGGGGTATTGTCAAGTGGTTGGGTAGGTTTGTTACTGGTACAGTCATTCCACAGCTTGAAGCCTTTATCAAATATACAGTAGAAATACTTGGATTAATTAAAGCAGTCACTGAACTAATTAAAGCAGTTGAAGAAGTAATACCTAGACTAAAGGCATGTGCTATACAGATTTACCAAGAAACTAAGGCAGACCTTAAGAATGAAATTAATCAAGCTGTAAAAACACTTGAAAAAAAGATTTCTGGAGCTATTGCAAAATTCATTTGTCAGGGTATTGGTGCTTCTGGAATTCAGGCTCTTGGAGATGCTGTTACTGCTTTTAATTTAGTTGAAGATACTCTGAAGGCCGCTAAAGAATTAAAGAATACACTCGTTGGTGATGCTAATAATAGCCTTGGACAGATTTCTCAGGCACAGACACAAATGCAGGGCATCACAGGCATACCACCTGCAATTGCTACTGATAGCCTAGAGAACTTTGAAGCAAGTGTTAACAGTGGTGCATTTGAAACCTATAAAGCTCAGAACGAAGAGTTTGTTAATACTCTTCCACCAGTGAATGATGAATTACCAGTTGCTTCAGGTTATGCTATTGTTGGTAATACTGTAACCTGCAACACAGGCGTATGGACAAGCAATGCTGCTATGACATACAGTGCTCAGTGGTATCGTGAAGGCAATCCAATCTACAATGCCAACTCATTCACTTATTCACCATCTATTGATGACATTGATCTTAATATCTATTGTCAGGTGGTTGGTGAGAATAAGGCTGGTTATATTGAAGTCAAGTCAAATGAGGTTGGTCCTGTTGTTTATAGCGTTCCTGCTGCTAATTTACCAGTTATCTCTGGTTCGCTATCAGTTGGTAGCACATTACAATGTTCAACAGGCGTATGGACAGGTTTTACTCCCACCAAATATGATTATCAGTGGTTCAGAGGAACTGATATGGTATCATCATCTAACAATTCATATGTAATAACGTATAGTGATATTGGAAGACAAATTAAATGTAAAGTAATTGCTTCGTCTGCTCGTTACACACTGGCGATTGATTCTGATCCAGTAACAATTCCATAAAGAGAGAACAAATGGTTAAAACACCAGATAGATTTGCATCAATGAATAGAGAAAGTCAAACATATAGTGACTTTCTTACTGATCTAAATCCACATCCTGTTTCGGGAGATATTGTTAAGTATACTAATGAGAATGCAGTTATTCGTTCTATTCGCAATCTTTTACTTACTAATAAGTTTGATCGTCTATATCAACCAACTATTGGCACTAACATTTACAAAATGTTGTTTGAGCCGATCAGTTCAGAAACTTCACAAAATATTTCTATATTTGTACAAGAAACAATTAAAAATTTTGAGCCACGTGCAAAAGTTATTTCAGTAAACGTCATATCAGATGAAGAAAATCATCGTTATATCGTAAGCATCGTAGTGATGGTTATAAATAAACAAGACCCAATTTCATTTAATATTGCACTCGACAGGATCAGGTAATGTCAGCTAATTCTTCAATTGTTCTATCAAGTCTTGACTTTGATACGATCAAGAATACGTTCAAATCGTATCTAAAAACACAGGATAGATTTAAAGATTATGATTTTGATGGCAGCAACATGTCTGTTCTGCTTGATATTTTATCATATAATACATTTCACAATGCCTTTTATCTAAACATGATTGGCAGTGAGATGTTTCTTGATTCTGCTCAGCTTCGTGATAGCGTAGTATCTCATGCCAAAGAACTTAATTACACTCCACGTTCTTTCACATCTGCACAAGCTAATGTAAATGTTAGTGTTATTAGTGATGTAATTAATAAGCGTTCAGTGGTCATTCCAAAAGGTTATACATTCACTTCACGTTTTGGACCTAAAAACTTTGTATTTTCTACTGCTGAAAATATCATTATTTCCAATTATACACAGAATGCTGATCGCACACAATTAACTTTTACGGGCACTAATATTCCTATCTATGAAGGATATTATGTAGCAGACAACTATACATATTCATCAGACAATCCACAACGTTTTATTATATCTAATAAGAATGTTGATATATCATCTATTACTGTTACTGTAATTGAAGATGTTGGCGCAACAATTCTAGTATATAATAGAGCACAATCATTATTTGATCTTAACTCTTCTTCACAAGTATTCTTTGTACAAGGTGCAGAAAATGACAGTTATGAAATAGTATTTGGTGATGGTATAAATGGTAGAATGCCAAAGAACAATTCAGTAATTACTGTTGAGTATCGTGTATCTAATGGCGAACTACCTAATGGGTGTAATACATTCACACCTGATACAACAATTGATGATGAAACAAAAATTACGGTGACTACTAATCAGAGTGCTTCTGGCGGTGCAGTAAGTGAAAATCTTGAATCAATTAAATATAATGCTCCACGACACTTTAATACACAAGAACGTGCAATTACTACTGAAGACTATGAAACATTACTGAAGATTAATTTTCCTGAAGTCAATGCTGTTACTGCATATGGAGGAGAAAACCTTACTCCACCACAATTTGGTAAAGTATTTGTTGCTGTTGACCTTAAGGAAGTTGATCGTCTACCACAGGTAAAAATAGATCAGTATTATAACTTCTTAAAACCACGTTCACCCGTTTCTATTGATCCAGTATTTGTCGATCCTGAATACACATACATTCAGGTTAAATCAAATGTCAATTATAACGTAAATATTACTCGTCTGACAACAGAAGATATTAAGACAATCACAAAGTCAGCTATCATTGATTATGCTTTACAAAATCTGAATAACTTTAATCGCATTTTCCGTTATTCTAAACTAGTACATTCGATTGATAGTTCTCAGGCATCAATTATTTCTAATGACACTGATATCAATGTTATTAAATTAATCATACCAAATACTGGAACTTCATTGACATTTGATGTCAATTTCCGCATTCCGTTGGGGATCATTTATAGCGCAGACGGAAGAGGGTATTCAATTTCTTCAAGCGTATTTAACTATCGAAATAATAAGGTCATTCTTAAAGATGATGGCATTAGTGCTATTCAAGTATATTCAGCTTCATCTGGACAGTTTATTGATACTGTCGGAAAGATTGATTATACTACGGGATTATTACAGTTTTCTAATTTTAAAATAGATTCTTATGATGGTTCTGGTATTAAAATCTATGCGTCACCAAAGCACAAAGATATTTCAACCATAAATAATGTTATTCTAAATATCATTGAAGAAGACATTGAAGTAAACGCAGTCGCTGTTAGGGCATAATGAATGCAAGATATTGAACAAAAGATATCCCCATTAATTGAGAGTATGTTTCCATCCTTTTATAAGGATGAGGGACAGAATTTTATTGCATTTGTTAAAGCTTATTATGAATGGCTAGAAACTAATCATCAACTTCTTCAGTTAGAAGACATGGCCAATTTTAATGTTGGTGATGTTGTTACACAAGATAATGTTACTGGTACAGTTGTTGCTTATGTTGGGGCTGATATTCTTGTCAAGGTTGATGGGCTAGAAACTTTTAAATGCTTTAATATTTGCTCAGAACTTATTCCAATAACAAGTTCAAGCGGTGGAAATACATATATTCTAAGGGGCGGTGCAACTAAGAGATTGGGCAATATCTTCTTGTCACGCAATCTATCAAATATTCGTGATATTGATACCACACTTGATCTATTCATCACTCAATTCAAAGAAAAATATTTAAAAAATATTGAATTTGATACTCAATCAAATAAACGTATGTTGGTCAAGAACTCTCTTGATCTATATCGTTCTAAGGGCACTTCTCGCTCAATTGATCTATTCTTTCGTCTAGTATATGGATATAATAGTCAGGTAGTTTACCCTGGTGATAATCTATTCAAGCCATCTGAAAGCAAATGGGTAAAGCCACAATATTTGGAAATTACTGGTAGTAATCCACAGAGAGCGGTAACACTTGTCGGTACATTAGTCAGAGGCATTACTTCTGGCGCTGAAGCATTTGTTGAACGATATATCAAAAGAAAAGTCAATAACGGGTTTGTTCACATTCTCTATCTGTCAAATGTTCAGGGTGAATTTGAAAATCGTGAAACAATATATCGTAAGAGTGAAACTCCTTTTTCTGATTCTCCACGTGTTTTAGGGTCATTAACTTCTGTCGATGTTATTACAGGGTCAAAAGAGTTTGCTGTTGGTGATATTGTATCATTCGTAACAGAAACTGGTGACTATGGACAGGCACGTGTTGCTTCAGTTTTTGATGATGAACGTGGTGTTGTTGAATTTATTCTACTAGAAGGTGGATATGGTTATTCTGTATCACATGAGATTACTGGCGATGAGGCATTAAACAGAACACAATCTCTAATCACAGATAATACAATTTTAGTTTCTAATGTAACAACATCAAACTCAGTCGGTGATATTATAATCACCAATCAGGGTCGTTTTTATAGTAACAATGATTTTATTATAATCAAATCTACATATGGTTATGCTAAATTTAGACCTATTACAGATGCTGGGGGAAGAGTCACAACGACCGCTCTGATGTTTCAGAGTGGCGGATTTTTTGGCAATAATTATAATATTGAATTTAATTCAGAACGTGGAGTTAGGGCTTCTTTAACCCCATTATTCAAAGAATCATACATAAGCGGATATTATAAAGTATTTGAAGACCTAAAGCAAAATCGTGCTACTATTGAATATACTGGTATTGCTGATGGATCACAATTTGCTGTTGGGGATGTAATAAGCATTGTCAGTAGCACTAATAATTTACTTGCTTTTGGTGAAATTATTGAAAATCGTGTAAATGTCTATAGTAATGGACAGATTGTCATGGTAGTATCTAATAACCATACTACATCTGTTGGTAATAAAATTCGTCAAACTAATAACCCATCAATAGTAGCTACTGTTTCACAGTCACAGGATACTTCTGCTTCGGGGTCGGTGCTTGATATTTCTGGTATCGCTACCATGAATATTAGTAATATTTTGGGTATTATTAATAATTATGATGAAATATATCAGCTTAATAATGAAGGGATTGAAATTGGCCGAGCAAAAATTACACGAATTGATTTAAATACTACTAATGGAATTCTGGGATTATCCAATATGTCAGGATTTTTTAAGAATGGTATGCCATTAAGTGTAGTGAATAAACCAGAAACTTCTGCTATTGTTACAAATGTAAGTTTTTTTGTATCTGTATACGATACACAAAATAAATATAATGTCTCTAAACTTTCAAAACTCGTTGGAAGTCAGACAGGCACTATTTCTGATATAGTCTCTATTTCTAGTGGAAGTGGCGCTTCATTTAAAATTGGCAGTATCACAGAAGCAGAAACAATTCAAATAAATTCTAATTTAATTGGAAGCAATAATTATCCTATTGCTGGAGCTAATCAATCATTTTCTTCAATTCAGTTAAATTCACAAAATTTTGGTTTTAAACAAAAACCAAGCGGAAATGTATCATCATCAATTTTTTCATGCATGAGTTTTGCCAATCTTTCTATTGGTACTATTAGCACATTATCTGATATTAACCCTGGCCTTAATTATGCTACTCCTCCTGTTGTAAGAGCATATCAGCCATATATTGCTAATTATAATTATAAAGATTATATTTTTACCGTAAAAGATGCTACCAATCCATATATTGTTGGTGAGCAAGTACAACAATCAATTCCCGATTTACGTTATAATATAGAAGTTATAAATCCACAAGTTTTTAGAGTTGGGGAAAAAATATTTCAATTTATATCAGGTGCTGTTGGTACTGTATATTCAGTTAATTATCCCACATCAAATGTCATTGTTGTTAATCAGGCATCAAATGGAGCATTTAATGTTGCGTCTGGAGGTGCTCTATATAGCTATAGTTCACCAACAAGCACGACACGAGTATTAAATGTTGCATCTATTACAGTCCCAACTGTTGCCAAAGGATTGGTATTTGGAGTAAGTGCTAACACAATTTATGTTAAAAGACAGCAATTTAATAATAAATTTGAATTAAATAAAACCTTGACAGGAAAATCATCTGGCGTGACTTCAACTTTAATTGAGGTCCAAGAATTTGATGATAGCTCCCAAATAGGATTCAATTCAAAAATCGACGGCTCTACCTTTAGCGCAAAAGGAGTTGTAACGGCATTACAAGTGGTAGATTCTGGCTATGGATATTCCAATAATCAGACGCTAATTTTTACCTCTGAGGATGGAATACGATCAGGCACTGCACGTGCTATTGTCAAAGGCGCTGGTACTGGTAGTGGATATTACAAGACTTCTAAAGGGTTTCTAAGCAACATATCAAAAATTCATGATGGTGATTATTATCAGGAATACTCATATGATATCATGTCAAGATTACCGATAGACAAATATGCTGATATGTTTAAAAAGGTTATGCATACTGCTGGTACTCGTTTCTTTGGTACAGTCGTTATTGATACTGTTTCAAATGCTAGTGTTAAAATCGCAAATTCATCAGTTGAAATTCTACCAGTATCACCATTGACTATTCAAGATCGTAAAAATATCTATGTTCAGGATCGTAGTCCTTCATATAGTCCTTCATATATAGAAATTAGAGATTAATTACACTAATAAATACCTTATAACCAATACAAGAGACATAAATATAAGTTATGATCACAAAACAAATTGTTACAAAAAAACTCAATGTCGAAACCTCTGAAACGTTTGTACGTAGTATACAAAGCGGGTCGAGTTATTATGTCTTTGCAGCAAGACATACTCCTTATGAAAATGGGGATGTCATCATTCCTATGCCATCTGACACAACAAAAGAACAGATTAATATCTATAATGATATGATTTTTGGTAAAAAAGTCAAGTACAATGATGTGACTAATATGATTCGTCGTTATGATTGGATGGTTGATACTGTCTATGATATGTATGATGACGATGATGCTAATCTAATAGACAAAAAATTCTATGTAGCTGTCAATTCTGGCACATATACTTATGTATATAAATGTTTGTTCAATAATAATGGCGCTAAATCAACTGTAGAACCATATGGAACAGATACTGATGCATTTGAAACTCCTAATGATGGTTATATTTGGAAATACATGTTCTCTGTTGATGAATATACCATGAATAAGTTTTCAACAATTGATTATATGCCTGTAGTCATTGACAGTAAAGTTACTGCTAGTGCAAAGTCAGGAGCAATTGATGTCATCAGCATTACTGATGCTGGTAAAGGTTATGATAATTATATCCCTGAAGGTGAGTTTGAAAGTGTTCGTATTGGTGAAAATACTCTACTATATGGAATTGGTTTGAGCGCATCCAGCCTTAATAATTTCTATAATGGATGTATCATTAAAATTACATCTGGTGAAGCAAATGGCCAATATAGAGTTATTACAAACTATCAGATTGATGTTGAAAATAATAAAAAGATTATTACTTTAGAAAATAGCTTTAACGGCACTGTTAAAGTTGGTGATACATATGAAATTTATCCAAATGTATTCATTTATGACACAAGTGGCACAAAGATCACTGACTGTTATGCTCGTGCGATTATTGACCCTACTAGTGGCAACTCTATTGGTAAGGTAGAAATACTTAATTCTGGTTCAGGGTATCGTTCGGCTATTGCTATTATTCAGGTTAATGATATTGTTCCTGTTACCATTGAGGCATCTTTGAGGACTATTCTTTCACCTGAAGGCGGTCATGGTATAAGTATAAACAATGAACTATTTGCTAAGTATGTGGGAATTAATACATATTTTATTGGTGATGAAATACCTTTATCAATTGCTAATGATTATAGAACAATTGGTTTAATTAAAGACCCATTATTTGCGAATGTATCTATTCTTCTTGATATGACAAAAACTGTCGGACAATTTATTATTGGTGAAAATGTTTATCGCTATAAACCAATTAAATTAGCAGGAACTGTAAATGTAGCTGCTAATAATCTTGTTTATTCTTCAGGAGTAAACTTTGAAGAAGCACTGAGAACAAATGATCAAATTATTATCAATGATGGTTCATCTAACTTCTTTGCTACTATTTCTTCAATTTCTTCTAATAGCATAATGACGGTCAGTTCATCTTCAAACTTTACTGGGTCTAATTGCTCTATTACTTTAGCAGAAACTGAATTATATGGAAAAGTTTCTTCATATTCATTTAATAGTTTGAATTTAACAAATGTATTAGCAAAAAATCTAAGTATTGGTTCAAATATTATTGGTCAAGATTCATTTTGCACAGCGGCAGCTAATACTATAGCACGTCCATTCGTATTCATCAACGAAAGAGATGCAGATGAGTTTAGTGGATTTAATCAACTAACCAAGTTTGTTGGTAGTGTGAGTAAGGCTGGGTTCATTGATGATGAAATAATTGCACAAGAAGCGGTTACTGGATTTGCTCAGCCACAAGCAAGCTTCCATTCTATTATTGATAGTATTGGTGGTCTAGATGATACAATGTATGTTACTAACGTAAAGAACTCATTCCTTACTGCTAGTTATGGAAGTGACGGCACAATTAAAGGTCTTACTTCAAATTCATACTTTATTGTATCAAATAAATACGATGGAGAATTGATCACAGACAGTGGAGAAATCCTTTATCTGGAAAACCTAAATCCAATTACACGTAAAGCTAATCAGACAGAAGTTGTCAAACTTGTACTAGAATTTTAAGCGGAGTCTTTAATTAAATGTCTATTCAAACAGACTTAAGTGTGTCACCATATTTTGACGATTACAGCGAGACAAAGGATTTCTATAAAATTCTTTTCCGCCCAGGCGTGTCTGTTCAGGCTCGTGAACTAAATCAGCTTCAGACACTCCTACAAAAGCAGATCGAACGCTTCGGTGACAATATCTTCAAAGCTGGTACAATTGTTGATGGGTGTGATATCATCTTCAATAATAATTTTCAGTTTGTTAAGATTAAGGATGCTGAAACTGATCAAACTCCTGTCGTAGTTTCAAAATACAAAGGATACAACGTAAAAAATTCCGCAGACGTTGTTCCTCTTGTGGGTACAGTTGTTACTGCTGTTGCTGGTTATGAATCTCAATCACCAGACCTCAATACACTATACATTCGCTATGTAAATTCAGGTTTTAAATCTGATGGCATGGGCGGTACTGTTGAACAACTTAAGTTCAATCCAGATGAAGTTCTGACTGTTTATGATTCAGATAATGTAATTGAAAAAATTATAGTTAATGATGGCGCACAAGGGTTTTCAACAAGTGATAGTATTGCCATTGTTAGTGCTATTGCTATTCAGAATAGCACATTTGGCACAACATTTACAAATAATTTCTATGTAGGTGATTATGTCACTAACGGCACTGCAAACTGTCAGATTATTGCTATTGATACAACAACAAACAACCAAGCGGTCATTCTAAAGATTAAACCAAAAGCATCTGATCTTGCAGCAGGTGATTCTGCCAAATGGACATTTGGTTCTGGAAACATAGTACAGACAACTAATCCAACTCCATCAAGCCTTGCTACTATTACTGAGGTTATTGGTAATGGTGCACGTGCATCTCTTGTTCTTGGTCCTTTAGGAATTATCAAGAGTGTGAACGTAACACAGAAGGGCAGTGGTTATTACATTCAACCTTATGTTGCCGTTTCATCAACTACAGCACCTCAAAATCAAATTTCAATTGCCAATTTTACAGCACAGAATTATCTAACAAATATTACTATTGCTGGCGCTGGTGAAATACCTGTTGGTTCTGGTTATGCTATAACTGTTGGTGAAGGTGTTATCTATCAGAAGGGCTATTTCTCACGTGTTGCGCCTGAATTGGTTATCGTTGAAAAATACTCAAATGCGCCTGATGGTGTTTCGGTTGGTTTTGAAACTAATGAAGCAATCATTAATTCTAATCAAGATACTTCGCTGCTTGACAATGCAACTGGTGCGCCTAACTATAGTGCGCCGGGTGCTAATCGTCTGCAACTAACTCCTAAGCTTGTCACATTGACAAAGGCTGAAGCTGACTTACGTGAAGATTTTCTATACATTGCAGAATTTAGTGGTGGAGAACCATATAAGCAAAATCGTCAGACAGTATATAACAAGATTGGTAACTATATTGCTCAACGTCAATATGAGACATCTGGCAACTATGTAATTGATAAATTCTTATTAAATACTAAGTCTCCTACTAATTTTGCTTCAGAAGCATCACAATTTAGTGTGTTTATTGACCCCGGCGTTGCTTATATCAATGGTAAGCGTGTATCAACAAATAATAACTATGAAATTGGTGTAGATAAAGGTACTGATTACTATGCAGCTAATCCTGCAAATATCTCACTTAACTATGGCAACTATGTTACTGTTAAAGAATATGGGGGAAGTTTCCAGTTTAATTATGGCGATCTTGTAACTCTGCATACCACTGCATATCAATATTATACTGCTGGTCTTGCTGGTTCAACTCCTTCTGCACCATCAGCATCAGTTGGTACTGCACGTATTCGTTCGGTTGTTTATGATTCTGGAACTATTGGCAGTGCTTCTGGTTCATATAGAATTTATCTATTTGATATCAATCTATCTGTCGGCACAAACTTCTCATCACTTCGTTCAATCTTTTATAATGGAACAAATAAGGGAATTGCCGACATCGTTTTAGAGAATGGCAATGCCGTTCTAAAGGACAATGATATTTCTTCACTTATCTTCTATGCTGGTAATCCAGCGGTGAAGAAGGCAAATAACATTTCATATATCTATCGCACTGTTAATAACTTTAATCTTGCTACAACTGGTCAGATGACCATTTCACTTGCAGATGGTGTTTTTCCTTATACTGGATCACTTAATAGTGTGCAAGAAAAAGAAGTAATTATTACTCCACTTGCAACATTTAAGAATACTACTGATCTTACTGGTAGTGTCACATCATTGACTACATCAACTTTTGTCAATGGCACTTCTACCAATTTTGTAAATCAAATTCGTGCTGGAGACTTCTTGACCGTAAGTACTGGTTATCTTGGTCAAGTTAGTTACGTTGCAAATTCAACCCAGCTTGTTTTAGTATCAAATGCTGCTACTGCTATTACAACTGGCACATATAGCTTAATGTTCCCTAAAAATGTTCCAATTTCGTTTGATCGTACTGATAGAACAATGGTTGTCGATGCAACAAATAAGCTTCTAACAGTCACAATGAATATGACAACAAATGTTGCAGTTCAAGCATCTGTCTCATATAATGTTAGGCAGAATGCAACTGCTGTTGCTAAGACTGTTAATAAAGATAAGTATGTTCGTATTAATACGGCCACAAACGTTAGTGCAAACAGTGGACCATGGGCACTTGGAGTTCCTGATGTTTATCGCCTGAATAAGGTGTATAAAGGAAAAAATCCAATTTTTACTCCAACTGACGCTAATGTTGAAGATGTAACACAGCATTTCTATGTTGATCATAATCAAAATGAAGACTTTTACGGCATTTCATACCTTGTAAAAAAACCAAATTCAAGTTTGGTAATTGACATCAATGATTTTCTTCTAGCTTCTATTAATTACTTCTCAGTGACAAGTGAAGGTGTAAAAGTTGGAGGAGATTCTGGTACATACTTTATTAATGATGCTCTTTCTTTGAACGGTTCGACAACAACAATAAATACTCTTGAAATTCCTGAAGTATATGGCAATAGAGGAACATATTATGATCTTCGTGATCAGTTTGATTTCCGTCCATATTCAGTTAAAACTGCAACTCCAACTGTACTTCCAGCTTCAGCTCCAGTCAATCCACTAGAACAGACTGCTGGTTTACGTTTTTCAAATACAACAAACAAGTTTTTTCCTGCGCCAGATTCTCAGTTAACTTCTATTGTTGAATACTATCAAGGTCGTATTGATCGTGTTGTAATTGACGAAACAAACGCATTTCACGTTATTAAAGGTCAAGCTGGTACTAATATTGAGCCATCACAGCCAGATAATGCACTTACTGTCAATCTTCTAAAGGTTCCACCGTATCCTTCAGTTCCATATCAGTTATCACCAGAAACTGTTGCGATAGTAGATACAAAAATTGCAAATGAAAAATATTCTTCTAATCGTCTTGAAAACTACAGAATTAAGACTACCTTAACTGCGGTTGATAACCTGATTACACAGCCACGTGGTTATACCATGGAGCAAATTGGTAAGCTTGAAAAAAGAATTCAAGACCTAGAATATTATACTTCACTAACTCTTACTGAGGCGCTTGCTCAAAAGCGTGTAATTCCTAGTTTTGATGGCACTGATCGTTTCAAATTCGGTTTCTTTGTCGATGGGTTTGAAGACTATAAATATTCCGATCTTTCAAATCCTGCATATAGAGCAACTATTGTTGATGGATATCTATCGCCACCTCTAGATGAAATTAATATTATTACACAAACACCTGATTCAACTCTAGAACTTCCATATAATGAAATTGTATTTACTGCTCAGACACGTGCAACTGATGGTCCTGTAGTAGCAGTTCCTCCAGTTCCAACTGTAACACAGAGAATTGTCGGAGTGGTACAGAACGAACGTAACCGTGCAAATAGTGATAAATCACCATATGTTTATGAAGAATTCTTTTATACCTTCTCTTCATTAACTGGTCCTGTAGAGTTTTATATCAATTCACGTGATAATAATATTGCTGCTGAATTCTTCCAGAGTAAGACTTCAGATGGTCCATGGTTATCTGTAAAATCATCATTTAATGCCGCTGCAATTACCAGCACAGATATCATAAATCGTCAGCTAAGCCTAAATGGTAATAGAAATATTGAGCATCTAGGTTATCTGGAAAGAAAGAATTATGGACCAGTTGGCGGGTTTATTGAAGATCAATTTAAGGTATTGTTCACACATGATCCTACTAAGGGACAATATTATAAGGTAAGAATATATAAAGGACGAAATCATGGCGGTTTCTTTGGTGGACAAGGTGCTTCTGGTACATTTGGTTATAAGCTAGTATATCCATCAGATACTGAGATTAATCTTCTATTGCGTGAACCATATATAAATTATATTCAGTCGCAATCAGGTTATCTTGGACATGGCTATGTGTTGCCATAATATTCATATTATTTTCTATAAAGGTTAAGTTAGAGCAATGGCTATTAATATTTTAAACTCACTGTATTATTATAACAACTTAGGTGCCTATGGTATTCCTAAGTTGTTTCCTACAAAATTTATTAACTCTAACTATATCCTTGCTGAACAAGCAATTCAGACCACATTATATGGGTTAAAACCCGGCGCTATTCATAAAGTATATCTTGAAGGCGTAGATGTTACTGATATTTGTAAACAGGATAGCCGTCTATTGGGCGAAGGGCTTCTGTCAAATCTATTTGGCATGATTACATTTACCTTCTACTTTTCGCCATCGATCATTCCAACAACTGATATAGAAAAATCAGCAGCAATTGCTTCATTAATTGCTGGACCAAAAACGCTTACAATAAAAACATCAGATCAATCTTCTATTGCAACTGTTGACATCGTACTTCCTTTATATGTGCGTGAAGCAATGGATTTATACTTCAAGAAGACCCCTGTTGCTGGTCAGGTAGCTTTGCAGAATACTCCTATTGCAACTTCTACGTCAACATCTACCTCAATGTCAGATTACTTTACTACACCAGAATATAATGTAATCCAAACATTCTATGCTGATCCTGATGTTGTAGGTAAGTCAAGTCAAGTATCAATTACATCAATTGATCTTTATGTCAAGGCAAAGCCAAACCCAACAAAAAATATTTCAGGAAATCCAAAACCTGGGGTCACTATAAAAATTTGTGATGTTGAAAATGATGAACCAGTTCTTTCAAAGTGCTATATTTCATCAATATCAAGAAAAGAATATGATGAAATATATGCGTTTGGCGATGCTTCTACTCCTGTAACATTTGGTTTCAATAAGCCAATTAAGCTTACTACAGGTAAATTTTATGGTATTGTTATTTCATGTGATGATCCTTCATATGAATTCTGGGTAAATAAGACAGGTGATAAGCTTGTTGGTACTAATAATCCTTCACCGGGTAGTAATATTGTCAAGGACGGCAAGATTTATCTTAAGAATAATTCAAATGTGTTCAAATCATTATCTGATACTGATCTTAAATTTAAGGTAAATGCTGCTAAGTATACTGAAACTCAAACCACCAAGACATTTGTTAATGCTAATTATGAATTCTTCACAATAAGTGGTCGTACAGGCAACTTTATTGGTGGTGAATGGGCATATAAAAATGGAACATTCAATAGTGGGCTTATATCAGTGGTCAGAGGCTCAAATATTATTAAGGGCACTGGAACAACCTTTACTACATTTGTAGAGGGTGATCCTATTGTTGTTTTTGGTGATGGGACCAAGAAAGAAGTTGTTTTTGTTAAATCTGTATCAAACAATACAATTATGACAACAAAAAATCCAGTTCCATTTACAAATGTCAATGCTAGTTATCTCAATACAGTTGTTGGTAAAGTATATTATAAGGATGAGTTGAATAACAAGCTTTATTTGAATTATTCAACAGCAAATACTTCATACTTTGATGTGGCCAGTACGCTTGTAGGAATTGATTCAAATGCATCAGCTACTATTAGTTCTATTGACGCACTTTCTATTGACAGAATTAAAATGAAGGGCGACATCAAAACATCTGCGGCTGGTAAGGTCGATATCAACTTTTCGGCTGCTGCTAAATCTGGCGACACATATAGCTTCTCAAATAATGAGGAAAGAGTTGAAATTAATGATGTCCGTGTAAAGAATCTTACTAAATATGATGCACATATTCTTTCACGCTCACAAGAAATTTTTAATAATAATCTATACAGCAATACAAACTTATTGTTAAGTAATAAGTCTGTTAAAATTAATGCACATCTCCAATTAAATACATCAGAATCAAATTTCTATACTTCGCCTTCAATCGAAAGTGGACAGATTGATCTTTATTCAATGAAGAATTTAGTTTCAAATAATTATATTGTGTCTGTAGGCGGCGTATCATATGATAGCGAAGTTAATGGCAATGGTTCTGCTATTGCTCGTCATATTGCCAAGAAGGTTGATTTTACCAAGGAACATTTTGCTGAAGATATTCGTATGTTCATGACAGCATATCGTCCATTAGGAACAGATATCAAGGTCTATGCTAAGGTGCACAATTCACAAGACCCAGAGCCATTTGATGACAAGTCATGGACACCACTTGAATATGTTACAAGTACAAACATTTATAGCTCAAGTGAAGATCAAAATGATTTCATTGAATATGAACTAGGAATTCCTGCTGCTTCAGAATCTATTGATATCCCTGGCGTGTTTAAAACAACCTATGCCAGTGCGACTGTGTTGGCTGCTAATGTCAATCCAACATCATATCTTGCAAACAATGATGTTGTTAAAATTTATAGTTCAATTTTTCCACAGAATTATACGATTGCAGTTGCTAAAGAAGTTGGTACTGGATCAATAATTCTTGGATCAGCAATCTCAAGTAATAATGTTGCTAGCAGTGGTATGACAGTTGCAAAGGTTAAATATCCAAATATTGCGTTCAATAATCCAATGAACAACAATATCTCAAGATACTATAATGATGCTCTTGTTGAGATTGATAGCTTTGATTCCATGCAAATCAAGATTGTATTTTTATCAGACTCAACATTTATCATTCCAAAGATTGATCAAATACAAGTATTAGGCGTTTCAGCATGACATTTATAAGAGATGACAGTACTGGAGCCATTATAAATAAAGATGATAACTATTATAAAATGATTTTGGTAAGGCGTGAAGAAAAAAAGAAAGCTGATAACTTTCAGGAAAAAATGGATTGCCTAGAGTGCGAACTCACAGAAATTAAAAATTTACTTAAACAAGTATTAAACGGAAAGAATTATGGCTAGACAAGTTGCGAACGTTGACATTCAAGTGGATACATTTGGTTCGTGGATTTCACGTACCAATCAACTTTTAGAAGCATTTTCTAATGAAGTTCTAACTGCTAATAGTACTAGCGGTGTTACTGGTACGCCTACCAATAAACGAAATTCTACTCTTTATGGTAGATTTAATACAAATACATTTTATTCATCAGAAACTTTTCAAGTTGGTGATGGTATCTATGCAAATACAACATCATTTACTTTTGGACCAAATATTAAGATTGTTGCTAATAACACAATTGGTACAACAGGTCAAATCTTAGCTATCGGCACAACAGGTCTATATTGGACTAATTCTGGTCTTGGTACTGTTACAAAAGTTCAGGGTGGCGATGGGCTTAGTGGTGAGATAACAACTACTGGATTATTATCTGTAAAAGCAGCTACTGGCATTTCAGTTAGTGGCAGCGGCGTTTCTGTGAATTCAGCATATATTGCCACACTAAATTCTGCCAATGCAGCAACTCTTTTATCAAAAACATGGCAATCTCCTGCTGCTATCGGCAATCTTTTTCCAAATACTGGTGCATTTACTACATTAACATCAACAACATATTCTATTACTGGTGATAATTTTTTCACACTGAGTAATACTGAATTTCGTACTCTTGGTTATATTGAATCGACCACTCCTGCTACAGGAGCATATGGTGGCGTAAATATTCGTGCCGCAAATGGTGGAACTGCAAAATTAAGAATTACTGATTATCTTGCAGAATCTGTTTATGGCACTGCCACAATTAATAATCTAGGAAATTGGGAATGGTCCAATAGTATTTCTGCTACGTCTGCCTCATTAGCAAAAAGTCTATCCATATCGACTGACAATACCTCTGGTGGTGGTATTATTCTGTCTGGTGATGGTGACATTGTAGACTTAAATGATGGTTTTGCTTCACATCGTTTCACAAATGGTGTTAAAATTTATAGTGCAAATAAAGGTGGTACAGGTGCTATAACTCTTGGGTCAAATGGAACAATTAATGCCAAGGAAATTTTGATCCCAAATAATTCATATGTAAAACTTACAGAGTTCAGTAATAATAGTGTTTTTGGCTCAGATGATGTCAGCATGAGCAATTTTCCATTTACAATTATTGGAGGCACTTCTCAAGGTTATACACAGCTTCCAAATGGTTTAATTATACAATGGGGCAATGATGGTACTGTTTCTTCTGGAGAAGGCTCTGTTAATGTCTTTTATAAAATTAGATTTCCTAATAAAGTTCTATCTGTAGTCGCAAGTCCTAGAGGTTCTGATAACGTAAATAATGATATGTGGGTTCAAGTACCATTTATTTATGAAAATTATTTTAAACTATTTTATTCTGCATCAAGTGGCGGAAATAGCGGATACGGATATAGGTATATTGCAATAGGTTGGTAATATGAATATTTTTTATAGTGATAGTGAAAAAAGTTTTTATGATTTACAATTAAATTATCCGACATTACCAGATGATTTAATTGAAATTACAAATGATCAACATGAATATTTCATTAATGCCATTAATAATAAAAATAAAGAAATAGTAGTTGAAAATGGGCAATTAATTCTTGTTGATAGAGTTCCTGTTTATACATGGAATTTTATTAGACAAAAAAGAAATAAAATGCTTTTACAATGTGACTATACTCAACTAGCTGATTGGGTTGGTGATAAAACAATATGGGCGGAATATAGACAGGCTTTAAGAGATATTCCATCAACTTTTTCTGATCCTAATCAAGTTGTTTGGCCAAAAGCACCGAATACTTGATATAAGTTTAATAAATACATAAAGAATAAAAAATAAGAGGAAGTACGAGTGACAACTAAAATTTATAATATGACGGACACTTGGGACGATAATAGTCTTCAGTATACCGCTATTAAAATGGATGTAGCAGATATTAACTCTGCTGTTTACTCACGACTTATTGATCTGCAAATTGCAGGTTTTAGTAAGTTTGCTGTTGATAAACTTGGTAAAATTGTTAATGGTAATATAGATTTACCAAAAGTTAATGGTCTTGAATCGGCCATTGACGTGCTTTCTGCTGCTGGTCTTGGAAAAGTTGATTGGTTTGTTGCCAACACACAAATTCTTAATAATAATCTTAATTATGCTGCTGATTCACTTGCGCTTGTTTATAATGATCCAGTTGTTCTTAAAAATGACTTTTATTTAAAAGTTGGTGGTACTGCATCAGGAAGATGGTCAAATACTGGCATTCTTCAAGCATTACTAACACAAATTACACCAAATAAATCTATTGAACGTACATTCTATGTTACAATGGGAGGAAATGATAGCAATAATGGCACGAGTGTGTATAAGTCAAAGGCAACTATTGGCGCTGCTTTAGCTGCTGCCGCTGCCGTTGGTGAAAGTTGCATTGTTATTGTTCACCCTGGTGAATATGTAGTTCAACCAAATACACAAATTCCAAAAAATTGTGCCCTATATGGATATGATCTTCGTGTCACTAAATTAAAACTTCCTATTGGACAAGAAGAAAATATTATGTTTCTTCTTAACAGTGGCGTTAAGGTTCGTGGGTTCTCATTCAGCGGCCTTCGACATGAAAAGGCAGCATGGTCATCACTTGCTACTGATGCTCTTAGTGGTCCACCAAAAAAAGGCTATGCATTTGCATTTAACCCTGGTGCATATATTACACGTTCACCATATCTAGCAGATTGTTCATCAATTCACGAGTTCAGTTATAATCAAATGACTGCTCCAATTGATCGCAATGCTGGCAATCCATTTATGCCAATGGGTCAGGGAAATTTATATGCTGATGGTTCGGTTCTTGATAAAGATTCTCCATTAAGTTCAGTCGTTGTTGACTCTTTTACTGCTATCAATCCTAATGGCGTTGGTTATGCGGTTGTAAATGATTCATTGGTACAATTGGTATCTGTATTCACTAACTGGTCAAGAGTAGGCGTATGGACCCATCTTGGCGGTCAGGTAACAATTACTAACTCAAACTGTTCATTTGGTGACTATGCATTTGCATCTACAGGCTTTCGTTATTCAGTTAAAATTGACAGTGTATTGAATCCTAGTAATATAATATCTGCGCCTATTTTTGCTAATTATCTCAAAAACGATTCTGATAGCATTGTATCAAGTTTGATGTCAACGAGATATCCAACAATCACAGGATATAATAACTATATAAATACTCCTGCATTAGCAAATCTTACTAGCCGTGACACATATACACTTCTTAATGAATTGGTTGACGATTTAAAGAGTGGACAAGATAAAGGTTCCATATTCTTTACATATGGTCTATATACGTCAAACACATCTAGTGGTCAAATACAATTTATTGCTAATACAGCATATAAACAAATTTATATTGATTGTTGGGAACAACTTCGTCAAGAAATTGTGGCAAGAGCACCTAGTTATGCTGGCAGTGAAGCTGGTGCGCCAGCTATGGTAGGAGAACTTATTTCACTTATCAAAACTGTTGTTACTAATCCAACACCATATACAACAACATTCCGTTCACGCATTGAAGCATCTGGTGAACAATTCTCATATGCTGGCTCTGGCGTTAACTATAATTCATTGCCATACTCACAACGTGGTACAACTAATGCGCCTGATCCAAGAACTGCTATATACAAAGCAGACGGCGGCGTTGTGTTTGCTACATTTTCAACAGAACAAGGTGATACATACCTTGGTGAAGATATCAGAGTAGATTTTGAAAGAAGCGTTATTGAAGGACAAGCTTTTTCTCGTGGTGTTCAGAATATTGTTCTTCCATTAATCGTCGGAATAGGAGGCTAAATTGGCTTTAAGTAATACAGTAATTGAATCAGCAAAACCACCATTAAACTTATTTGAAGTTTCACGCAAAGAACTTCAAGGAAGTGGTTATTTCACTATTCTTGAGGTTCCTCGTTGGAAAATTCGTGCTAATGGCCCAATTCCTGAAAGTTATGTAAATACTGCTGCTATTATGACAGGTCTTACAGTAACTAATCAACACACTTCTGATATCACAGTCTCTGCGAAAATTATTAGTACAGATGCACGTTCATATACTATTTTAAAATCTGCTCCTATTCCAACAAATGACTTTCTTTATATTTCTTTTGATAGACAAGTTCTATTAAGTGGCGAAAAACTACAAATTGCTTGCGATAGTAATTCAAACCCATCTGCAAATCACGCTACTGTGCACTTCTCATATATTATTAATCAGCGTGAAGTATACCCGGAGTACTGATAAGTGAGCGGATTAAAATATAACTCAGGAAAAACTAGTTCAATCGGCCAAGCTACTATCGTAGACAAGGCAACAATTGATCCTGCACTTTATGAAGGTACTATTATATATGGCACTGACAAACAAATATATTTTTCAAACGGAAGTACATGGAATATTTTTGCCAAATCAGATTTTTCATATAGTGCAAACAATTCTTCTTACGCATATGGCAAACAGGAATCTCAACTATCGGTTGCAAATGCTGTATATGCACAAACAGCAAACAATTCAACATACGCATACGGCAAAGAAGAGAAAAATTTATCAGTAAACTCGGCGGTTTTTGCAGTCAATTCAAATTTTTCATATACTGCAAACAATTCTTCTTACGCATATGGCAAACAAGAATCACAGCTATCAGTAGCTAATGCTGTATACGCACAAACAGCAAACAATTCAACATACGCATACGGCAAACAAGAAACTCAACTTTCTGTAGCTAATGCTGTATACGCACAAACAGCAAACAATTCAACATACGCATACGGTAAACAGGAATCACAACTTTCCGTAAATTCAGCCAATAATTCTTCTTATCTTCTTGGTCGCACATGGACATCGCCCGGTGATATTGGTACTTCTTCGTCAAGTAATGGTATTTTTAATGACTTAAAAGTATTAAATAATCTATATGTTAATGGATCATTGACATATGTCAATACTTCAGTTACGACAACAAATAATACTTTTATTATTTTAAATGATTATCAACAAACTCCATTTAATGATGTTGGATTCATTTTTCAACGTTATAAACCATTATTAAATCAAAATGACTATAATATAGCATTATATTGGGATGAAGCTTCCAAAAAACTTATTATTGGTACAGCCAATACTGTAGTTTATACCGATACTCAAAATGTTAATATAAAAACTGCTTTCCTTACTGCAAGTGAAAATGGTGATATTACAATTGATGGTAGATTAATTTCTAATACAGCAACAATTAATACAGCAACAGTCAATACAGCAACAGTCAATAGACTAACAATTAATGCCGTTACTGCAAACGGATCAATTGGCAATTATCGTCAAGTGCTAGCTTCTAATGGAAATAGCGGCACTTTTTGGACCTCACTTGATTCGCCTGTCATTATTGCAAGTGATAATACTTCTTCGACAAAATATTATTTACCAATGTCAAACGCCACGTCTGGCGCTTGGACAAACGCAGTCATTTCTGATGCTCGATTATCATTCATTCCATCAACTGGTACTCTGACGGCTAATCAAGGAGCTTTCACCGATTCTTTTGTAAGTTCAAATAGTTATATCAATAAATTGGTTGCAAATGGTTCAATTGGTGGATTGGGGCAAGTTCTACTTTCAAATGGTGCAGGTATATATTGGGAAAATAGCTTAGTTATTGCTTTAGGTGCCGGATATGGATTATCATCAAATAATACCCACTATCAAGTTAATGCCAACACTGGAATTATTGCTAATACAAGTGGTACTTTTGTAAACTCTGCATACATTGCAACGATCACTGCAAATAACTCAACATATGCTTATGGTAAAGAAGAGAAAAATTTATCAGTAAATTCTGCTGTTTTTGCAGTCAATTCAAATTTTTCATATACTGCAAATGTTGCTAACTATGCAAATGCTGCAATAAATTCAAATAATTCTTCTTATC